CCGTATTACGATGAAGACGACAAGCCTTGCTGCCCGATCTACTTGATGAGCGCTTACGTGGACCGCGAGAATAGGCGCTATGGCGTCGTGCGGGACATGATTTCGGCGCAAGACGAAGTGAACCACCGCCGCAGCAAGGCGCTGTTCCAGATGACGCAGCGCCAGACGCTGGGGGTCAAGGGTGCCGTGGACAGCGTCGAAAAGATGAAGCGGGAACTGTCCCGTCCTGACGGTCACGTCGAAATCAACATCGAACAGTTTGAAGACGCCGCCCGCGTTGGAATGCGGCCCTTCGAGATTGTGCAGAACGCGGACCAGACGCAGGGCCACCTTCTCCTGTTGCAGGAAGCCAAGACCGAAATCGACATGGTCGGGCCGAACGCCTCGCTTCTGGGCCAACTGTCGGGCGATCAATCGGGCAGAGCAATTCAAGCGCAACAGCAAGCGGGCTTTGCCGAACTGGCTCCCATCTATGACAGCCTCCGCGATTGGACCATCCGCGTTTACCGGGGCATGTGGGCGCGCATCCGTCAGTTCTGGACGGAGGAGCGGTGGGTGCGGATTGCCCAAGAGGGTGAGAAGCCGCAGTTCATCGGCCTAAACGTCCCGCAGGGCGCACAGGTGGTCATGGGGCCGACAGGTCCGATGCTCCAGCCGGTGATTGCGAACAAGCCCGCCGAAATGGACGTGGATATCATCATTGAGGACGTGCCCGACTACGCCACGTTGAAGCAGGAAGAATTCGAGCAGCTTGCGCAACTCGCGCAGCAGGGGCTGCCCATCCCCCCGGAAATGCTCATTCAGGCGTCGAGCGTGCGCAACAAGTCGCAAATCCTTGAGGCGATGAAGGCCCAGAACGAAATGGCGCAACAGATGCAAATGCAGGCGATGCAGGAGCAGGCGCAAATCGAGGGCATGAAGGCTCAGGGTCAGGTCATGAAGGACCAGGCCACGGCGCAGAAGTCTATGGCCGAGGCTGAGCAGACGCAGGTTGAGACGATGCGGCTTCTTCGGACGCCGATTGTTGTTCGTCCAGCGGCAGGCGTTTAATGGCGGGCGACACGGCTTCCGCGTGAAGCGTTTTCGTTTCTTCGTCAAACCACGTTCGGATGTGCGGCCAATGGCCGTGCTGTCGGATGTAATCTTCCGTTATGCGGGCGACCTTGTCGGCCCATTGCTTCTGCGCAGCACGCATCGCTGTAAAGGCGGGTTGAATGTCGTCTGACGCTTTGATGGCGTCAACGAAGAACCCCGCATCCCAAGTTTGCTTCTTGTCCATGCGGGCACTGTAGCACACCTGCCGCCGAGGTAAACGGGCGACTTCGCCGGGTCGGGCGTAAAGCGAACCGCGCCGCCAGCGGTAATGGGCGTCCCCCGTGTCTCACAACGAAACTGGAGAGCAGAACCGTGTCAGCGGACAAGTTGGATTTTCTGAGCGAGAAGGAAGCCGAGGAAGTAACCCCCGAGCCGCAGATTGAAGAACCTGCGCTCCCGGAAGAAACCCCGGAACCCACGGGCGAAACGCAGCCTCAAGAGGTTGCCCCGAGCGTGCCGCCGACGCCGGAGCCGGAAGTGCAGCGCATCCCGCTAACGGCGATGCTTGATGAGAGAGAGAAGCGGCAAAAGGCCGAGCGTGAACTAGAGGAAATGCGTCGCCAGTTGGCGCAATTCCAGCAGCCCCCGAAAGTCCCCGACTTCTACGAGGACGCAGACGGGCGGCTTGCCTACGAGCGGAGAACAATCGAGCAACAGACGCAGGCGCGTTTCCTTGCTCAATCCCGGTTCCTTGCCGAACGCGAGTTTGGTGCGGACGTGGTCAAAGAGGCTTACGAATTCTTCGACCAGCCGGAAAACCGCTACATCACGCAACAGCTAGTAAACCACCCCTCGCCGTATCACGCGGCTGTGGAGTTCTACAAACGCCAGAAGTTCCTGGCCGAAGTGCAAGACCCTGACAAATGGCGCGAGCAAGAACGCGAACGCATTCGTCAGGAAGTCCTCGCACAAGCCGCTCCCCCTCCCAAGCCAACCGCTCCGCCTCCGTCGCTTTCACGAGCGCCGTCGCGGGGCAATGACGCAATCGCGCCCGGAAACGCCTTTGACAGTATGTTTCCGGGGTAGCTAGGAGGTCAAGCCGATGGCTGACACTACCCTCGCCACTGCGTCCCAAATCCAGAAGTGGGACGCCAAATTCTTCGCTGAATACGTTCGGAACTCGGGCTTCGCCGCCTACATGGGCCGCTCGCCCATGATGCCGATCATTGCCAAGTATGAACTGACCGACGCCGGTCGGGTCATCAACATCCCGCTCGTGACGAAACTCTCGGGTGCGGGCGTTTCGGGTTCGACTGCGCTGGAAGGTGCGGAAGAAGCCCTCAACAACTACAACTTCCCCATTTCGATTGCGTGGAAGCGCAACGGTGTCCTGATCACCAAGGATCAGCAGCACTGGACCGAAATGGACCTGCGCGCTGCCGCTCGGGATATGCTCGACTACTGGGCGTCCTCGGGTCTCCGCACGGACATCATCGCTGCGATGAAGTCCAAGTGGGAAACCACGGGTTCCACCGCCGTGGCTTACGGCTCGGCCACGGAAGCGCAGAAAGACCTTTGGCTTGACCGGAACGCTGACCGCGTGGTCTTCGGTTCGTCGCTCGCCAACGTCTCGACCTCGGCCCCGGCTGGTGGCGCTACCCGCGACCATTCGGCGTCCCTCCTGAACGTGGACGGCACGTCTGACAAGCTTTCGCGCTCTGTCATTTCGCTGCTCAAGCGTCGGGCGAAAGCGGCCAACCCCGGCATTCGTCCCATTCGGGTCAATGACGGTTCGGGCCGTGAATACTTCGTCGCCTTCACCGGGTCGCTGCCTTTCCGCGACCTCAAGCTCGACCTCGACAGCACGAACGCCAACGCGCGTCCCCGTGATGTCGGCACCAACCCCATCTTCCAGGACGGGGACCTCGAATATGATGGCGTCATCATCCGGGAAATCCCGGAAATGGCCGCTATCTCGGGTGTGGGCGCGTCGTCCATCAACGTGGGCGAAGTGTTCCTCTGCGGTGCGCAGGCTCTGGCTGTTGCTTGGGGTCAGGAACCCAAGTCGACCACGGATACCCGCGACTACGGTTTCCGCCGTGGCGTCGGCATCGAGGAAGCGCGTGGCGTGCAGAAACTTGTTTTTAACTCTGTCGATCACGGCATGGTAACAGGGTATGTCGCAGCCGTTGGTGACTGAGGCATAATTGCAACACTCGTGGAGGCGCTATATGTGCCTCCACGTTCTCCCGTCTAGAACATGCTTCACGCACGAGCGTGTTACGCCAATTTCCGCTGCAATCTTGTGTTGGCTCATGCCAGACGCCTGCATGGCGCGGATTGCGAGAACCTTTTCTTCTGTCAGCTTGCTAACGGCGGACTGCTCACCGCGAAACACAACAGGCGCACGGCCTAAAGTCCGGTAGCTGTGCAGGATGTTCTCGGCGTGGTTGACCAGTTGAAGGTTGTCTAGCCGATTGTCCGTCTTGTCGCCGTTCAGATGGTTAATCTCAAAGCCTTTGGGGATCGGCCCAACGAAAGCCTCCCAAACGAGGCGATGAGCTTTCCGCTGATAGGTCGCACCATCGACCGAAAGCGAAAACTTCCGGTATCCGGCACCATCAGCGCACGGCGCGCGTATGCCTAATCTTGCCCCTTGCCCCGCCTTGATGCGGCGGCAGCGGCCAAGGTTAGAGATTTCGTAGTGATCGGGGAATTCGGCGACGGGTTTCCAGTGTTCCATGAATTAGTTTTAGTTCAGTGGACCACAATCGACAACAAGGAATGCGAATGCCGAAGTTCAAGTTTTTGGGAACGGAAGCCTGCCCCGAAGAAATCACGTTGCGTGACGTGGTGTTCGTGAAGGGCAACCCGGTTGACGTGTCGGATACCGACTTCATCGCGAAACTATCGCGTCTGGATTACTTCGCCGAAGTGAAGGCGGGGCGTCCGAAGAAGGATGAGTGATGAAAACCTCTCAGGACGTCATAAACAAGGCGCTGCGGAAGCTGGGCGTCCTCGCAGAGGACCTGGAGCCTAGCGATGCGATGCAATCGACGGCTTCTGCCGCGCTGGATGGCGTTATTTGGGAGATACGCTCGCAGGCGTTTCAATTCGCCTTCACCACGCAGTTTCCAGATGAAATCGCCAACGCGCTGAGTGATCTACTGGCGGCGGAACTCGCCCCGGAATACCCGCTTGTCCGCCCCCCCGTTCCCCGGTCGATGGCATTGGGCCGCATCATGGCGCTTGTGCGCCCGGATGATCGGTTCATTGAGGAATACACGGGGACGTGGGAAATCGAGACCGGCGACGGCTCCACGTATGGCTATGAGCGGTCCAACTTCGGGCGTCTCGTGCCGATTTGTCCGGGTGTGCGGGAAGTCGTGGCCCTGCCCTCAACTGGTGTTGTCCGCATTCGGCCCGATGGCCGGGTGAAGCTGAACAATCTGGACACCATCGAAATCCGCATGTCCTCGTGGGGAGCCGACAAGACGCTTCTGACGTGGGACAACGTCAACCGCCAGTATTCGGTGACGGATGCGGCCTTGGCGGCGTGGATTGTGGGGCGTGTGGGCCTGACAACGCAACTGACGATCCGCGACCCTGACGCGGACGTTTGGACGGCAGCTAACACCGCGTATTTCTGATGGAACTGTTCGGCACCACGGGGCAGGAGCGGCGGGCCTGGCTTGACCGGCAGGGGCAGAACGCCCTCGACACGCTGTCCTATTACCTTGGGCCGGGTGTGCCGGTGAATGCGCTCGCCCAAGTGGCGGACATGTTCAATCCTGTCTCTGATATGCAGCGGGCGGGAACGGCTGCCAGAGAGGTTGTGCGGCCCGGTGCGACGCCTTCTCAGCGGATCGGGGCCTTGGGTAGCGTGGCGACGGACATGGCCTCTGTGCTGGCTCCTGCGGCTGGCGCGGCCTATGCGAAGGACAGCGCACGGGCACTCACGGAAATCCTTGCGAACTGGTCTGCGCCTGCGGATGATGCGGTGGGGCGGTTTGTGGGGGATGAGAGCGGGGCCATTCGCGCATGGCACGGCTCGCCGCACGACTTCGACCGGTTCAGCATGGACAAGATCGGGACGGGCGAGGGGGCGCAGGCATACGGGCACGGGCTTTACTTTGCGGAGCATCCCGAAACGGCGCAAATGTATCAGCGCAGCCTTCGCTTCCCGGCATTGAAAGGCCAGCCTGCGCAAGACCTCGTGGCCCAAGTCGCGGACGACATTAACTATTACGGCGGCAATATTGACGCCGCGCGGGCGGCTTATGAGGATATGGCGAAAAGCGCAAATCCCGAGGCTATGGCGCTTGGTCAAGCAAAATTAGACGCGCTCGCCGCCGCCCAAGAGCGTTACAAGGGCCGCCTCTACGAAGTCAACATAGACGCCAACCCCGAGGACTTCCTTGATTGGGACGCGCCGCTGAGTGCGCAGCCGAGCGGATTGCGCGCAATCGACCAGCTTGCACAAAACGATGACACATGGACGCGCTTGACCGCTAAAACGTGGCAGCAATTTCCGCCCGACAGCGGTGAGAGGTTTGTGCGGGCGCTAAGCGGGCTTGCCGAGAAGGGGCAAGGCCGGTTTGATAGCCCAACTAACGCGGGCGCGACTGAATTGCTCCGCGAAGCAGGCATCCCCGGCATTCGCTACCTCGACGCAGGCTCCCGAGGCGCGGGGGATGGGTCGAGGAACTACGTGGTGTTCTCGGATGAACTCATATCCATCCTGAACAAGTACGGCGTTGCCGGTGCCGGTTTGGGCGTCGGCGCGATGGCCTATCCCGAGCAAGGGGCGCAATACTGATGGATTGCGCTAGAACGAAGCGCGAACTTGCTCTAGAATAAAGCGGCCCGCCAAGGTGTTACCAGCACCCGGACGGGCCTAACCGAACGAACCTGTTAGGAGGTGCGAATGGCTGCCAAAGCCCTACCATGCCCGACCGTGCTGCGTCTATTCCTTCGGTATGACCCGGAGACAGGCGCGTTGACGTGGAAGCCTCGTGCTCGCGCATGGTTCAAGACAGAGAACGCTTGGGCGACGTGGAGCGCAAGATTTCCGGGAAGCCCTGCTCTTGGTGTTGTAAGCGCCAGAAAATACATGACCGGAACCATTCTCGGACAGTCGGCGATGAAGCATCGCGTTGTTTGGGCGATTGTTCATGGTGAATGGCCGGAAGTGGTGGACCACATTGATGGCGACCCCACAAACAACCGCCTCGCCAACCTGCGGTCGGGGACCTCGGAACAAAACAACCGCAATCACCGAAGGAACGTGCGGAACACCAGCGGGCACACAGGCGTCCGGTTCTGCCGTCAAAACAATCGGTGGGTGATGCAAATTCGGTGCGGCGGGCGAAAGCGCATCTCCCAAACCTTCACTAGTAAGGAGGCCGCGATCAATGCTCACGCAGAATGGAAAAAGCGGCTTGGCTACACGGATCGCCACGGAACGTAGGAGCGTTGCGCCTTGCCTCGCGTGATGTTCGCCAATCAATCCGCATCGGATGACGACAGCGTAGCCAGCAACCCCGCGCGGCTGCTGAACCTGTTCCCCAGCCCCGTGGCTGACGGTGAGAACGGGCGCACGTCGCTGTTGCTCAAGTCGGTCCTTGGACAGGACGCGCGCGACAGCACCGGCTTTCCGATCCGCGCAATGGGGCGGGGCAACGGGAAGAACTGGCTGGCGTCGAATGGCAAGCTGTTCGAGGTATCTCTAGGCGGTATCACGACCGAACGCGGCACCATTGCGGACGATGAGAACACCACGATTGCCGGGAACGGCACGGACGTGACGATTGTCGCGGGGAACAATTACTACATTTACGATGGCGCGGTTTCGCAGCCCACGACCAAGACGTTTACGAACGTGGGAAGCCACTGCTATGTGGGTTCCTATACCGTCATCACGGAAAAGGACGGCAAGCGGTTTCAGTGGTCTGCGGTGGGTGATGCCGGAACCCTCAACGCCCTGCACTTCGCTTCGGCGGACAAGGTGGACGACAACATCCTGCGGGCCGTGGAATACGCCGGGAACCTCCTGCTGCTGTGCGAGACTTCGACGGAAATCTGGCAGATCAACCCCGACGCGGCTGTGACCTCGCGGTTCCAGTATGTCACCCTGACGAACACGGGCCTCAAGTCGTTCAATCTGCTGGTCCGGTTCGATGATGCCCTGTTCTTCATCGGTAACGACAACCGGGCGTATATCTTCGGGCAGGGCGTTGTTTCCAACACTTCGGTGGAGACGAGCCTGGCCCAATCCAGCCCCACGCATTGCTTTTACTATGAGGACGAGGGGCACAAGTTCTGCGTCATCAGGTTTAGCGATAGACCGGCCTGGGTCTATGACATGACCACGGGGATGTGGCACGAGCGTTCCGAAGGCGCGGGGCATTCGGCATGGCGGGCGACCTGTTCCCTGCGGAACAACGCGCGGATTATCGACAGCGACTTCGGTGCGGACTTCGGGACCGACTTCGGCGGCGAGGAAGAGGTGATTGCGTGGCTTGTCGGGAATACGGCGGGCGACGTTCTCGCACTCCAGCGA